CAAATGATAGTCTTGGTTCTTTAATAGAACAAGCAGATACTATGAAGAAAGATAATATTATTATTGCAATACTTTTCATTTTAGTCCTTGTTAGTGTTTCCTCGTTAATTATACTACATTTTGGTATAAAAGTCAAGTCCTGAACATTCAGTCAATAAAAAAGGGGGCCGAAGCCCCCTCAAATATGTAAGTGTTTACTGTTGATTATGCAAACGAAATGTTTGACATAGTAACTTCACCAACATAGTCCCCAGCATTTCCTAGTGAAGATGCTGTGTTGTTTAACTCTACATAACCATATCTAGTCATGAAAGAAACAACTGGTTCAAAAGTTGATGGGTCAAGCACAACACCGCTAGACATTAACGGAATGTATGGGCAATAGAACGCCGCCGCATCTGCTTCAGATGAGCCTTTGTATCCTACCAATACAGACGTATCGTCTGCCGCATATGTGTCAACATATACTTTCATTGCACTGTTTAAAGTTCCAACCATCTTTTGGTTAGTTGGTGCTTCAAAAGAACCTTCAGTTGTTCTTGCGAACGCTGAAGTTGTTGCAGATTGAAGTACAGTTAAAGCCTGTGGTGATACCACAGCCCAGTTACCTGCGCCTCTTCTTGTTCTTTGTGCAATTTTATTTGCTGTTCTGTTGATTAGCACAGCCAATGCCGCATGTTCATCGCCTACAAAAGTTGCAGTTCCTGATACAGCCGCTTGGTTAAATGTTTCTTCATCAGCCGCTAAAGCTCTTAATGAGTTGATGACTTCTTGGTCGATTTCAGCAGTAATTTCTTGTGCTAATGCCGCCATGATTTCAGCCTCTACATCAATACCTTGTTGAGCTTGTGCGTCTTGAGCAGATTCAAATGTCCATCTTGCTTGTAACTTTCTGCTTTTTGCTTCAACAGTTTGTTTCAAGATTTGGATTGACATTGCTCTACCACCAGTACCCTCTTTAGATGCTGTTGCATCTGCTAGGCCACTTGTTCCATCACCGGCATATGCTTGACCGATTTTGAATGGTGATAATGCTTCATCGCCTGCTGTTACATCATTTGATGTTCCAGTTGCGTTGTTTGTTTCTGCATATCTTACTCTTAGTGTGTGGATTTGTCCAACTGGGCCAGTCATCGGTTGTACTCCAACCAATTCGTTAGCAATTACAGTAGGCATAACCCTTCTGATCACGGGTAGGATCACTCTGTTTAGAGTAGCAACGTTACCGGCAGATGTAGCACCTGCAGTAGCCGACTCTGAAAGATACTGTTTAGTATTTTCCAAAGTTGTAGCCATAACTGCTTTTTTATTTCCAGTTAGGCCTTCTAGTAACGCACTCTTTGTATCCTGCCAGCGAGTTTCTGTTAGTTCTGACATTGTGTTTTTCTCCTTTGTTTTTTATATACCAGCAAGTCTTCTAATATCAACGATGTTGCTATTGAATTGACTGCTGTTTACAATGTTAATTTGTTTATCGCCTGTTACTTCTGTGCCTTCATTTATAGCCTGTTTTTTCGCTGGAGTCCTACCGTTTAGAACAGATGGTATGTACTTTTCGAATTGCTTTCGTAAAGCACCCGTCTGCACACTCTCCAGTAGATTGTTCATTATTTCTTTTTGTTCTGTATTCAATGGTTGTGTTAACTCATTGATTACGTTACTTCTCTCTGCCGCTTCTTTAATTGTAGCAATTTCTAATTCTTTTGCTTCAATTACTTTTTGCTTCTCATTGACAGTCTTCATCGCTTCTTCTGCCTGTAGTTTCGAAATGTCCACTACCTTCATAAGTTTTGCTGTTTCACCTTTTTCATTCAAGAACGATTGTGAATATTCTTGTTGATAAGATTCAAACAGTCTGCGACCAAAGTCGTTTTTGCGAGCCGCTTCAATGTCTTCTTTTAATGAACTGATCTCTGACTTAAGAGTTTTGCTCACTATTTCTGACACTTTACTAGCACCTTTTTTCACAAAGTTACTTCTAACTTTTTCAAAATGTGCTTTTGCTTCTCTGATAAGACGTACTTTTGTTTCAGCAACGTCTTGTTTGTCTTTTTGAAATTCTGCAATTTCTTTAGACAGAGCTTCTACCACAAATTCCTCAAGTTTGACAAAATTTTCTGCCATAACTTTTTGGTCTGCGTATAGTTCAGCAACTTCGCCTTTAAGTTTTTCAAAAACAAACGATTTTAACTTTTCTGCGTGTTCACCGATTTGAGTAGCATACTTAACTCTCTCTTCAGCAAGTGCTTTCTTGTCGTCTGCGAACTCTGCCATTTCTGCTTCGAGTCTTTCAGATACCATTTTATCAACAGCCTCTGTTAAATTTGCTTTGTCGTGTTCGTACTTCTCTGCAAATTCTTTACGAAGATCAGCAGTGGCAGAAAGTTTGTTTTCTTCAACTTTCTGGTTCCATGCGGATTCTATTTCTGCTCTGATCTCTTCGGAAATACCGTTATTTTCAAAAAGTGATTTCAGTGCTTCTAACATTCTTTTTCTCCTATTTAGATTGGAGTTTTCCAATTATGTTTATTAGTTGTTCTTTTAGATATTTTTGTGCCTTTGTGTCCCTTGCTGAGTTAAATGCTTTTAAACCACCCTTTGTGTTCATTAGATGCTCGTATATTGGCTCAGGATATGCTCCTGGTGCCGATGGTTGTGCAACGATATCTACTGTGATGATTTCAAAATCTGATACATGTCCGGATCCGTCTTCTTTAACGTTACCAGAACCCCTACTAGACACACCAAGTTTAACTCCGCTTTCCAGCATTGTTTTAACTAGTTGTCCCATAGGAGTCGGTAACACTTTTAATTTTCCGTATCCGTTTGGTCCGTCCATCCACATTTCATTTACCATGTGGCTGACACGGTCAAGGTTAATATTAAGTCCTTCAGGATGATCCACTTCGCCCAACACCGAGTATCCACCAGTGACTTGATCGTTAAGTGTGCTGACAGCCCTCTGGATTTCGTTAACAGGATACACTCTCTGGTTGGCGTTTTTAACACCTCCCTGAATGCAGATTCCCTTCATGTAAAGGGATTTACCGTTGTGTTCGTCCTTAGTCTCAACGACTATTCCCGCCTGGTCAAAAGTCAGCGTCTCACGTAATGATAACATCCGTTTTCCTTATACTACCTTATTAACTGCCAATTATTGACTTTGCAGAAGTATCATCTTCTGTGCTAGTCATGGCCTTTGGTGCCGCAACAGGTTTTACTTTAGCGCCTGGTACATTAATGTTACCTGCGTTGTCTTCTTTTGGAGCAGGTGCTTTACTACCTGTTTCCTCACCGCCTTTAGCGATGTTAGAAGCCGTTCCGCCCATATCATTTTTGCCAGCAACTGGTGATTTAGAGTTATCTGAACCATCTGTATGCGTTACGCCTACTTTGTTCACATATTCTCTAATTTCTTCACTTGCTGTTTTTGGCTCTGCTGTTTCTACTGCTGGTTGTTCACCAAGTTCAGGAGCAACTGCGATTGCAGTTTCACCTTCTGCTGATTGATCTACAAAGGCTTCGTCTTCTTTTTCTTCGCCGTTGTCTTCTGCGTCGTCGCCTTCTGCGTCGTCGCTTTTGTCCTCATCGCCCATCATTTTTTCAAATTCGGCTTTAAGGTCATCAATAGCATCTTCTAGGTCAACTACTCTGTCTTCGATTTCTTCTTCACCTTTTTCAGAGTCGTCGCCGTTATCTTCATCACCTGTAGGTGCTGGCATTCCGATGTCAGCAACCATATCGTCTGTTGCGTCTCCACCGTGTGCTTCTACTGGTGCAATTTCTGTGTTTTCGATATCTAATAAAGATTCGTCTGTTGTTTCTTCATCTTTTGATGCTTCTTCAACTGCTTCGTCTTCTTTAGACTCATCTTTTGATGCTTCATCAACTGCATCATCTTCTTTAGACTCATCTTTTGATGTTTCGTCAACTGCGTCGTCATCTTTTTTAGATTCGTCTTCTTTTGAAGTTTCTTCTACTTCGATATCTTTGATATCATTTTCTAAAAGACCTTCATAGATTGATCTTGATTTTTCCACAACGATATTATGGAAAATTTCTTCTGCCGCTGTTTTATCGTCAGCGACTAATTTTTCAAGCATTTGCTCGAATTTGCTTTTATCTGACATTGTTTTCTCCTATTAACTGTTAATGGTAACCATAAACATTGTCTATGGTAAGACTGTCATGTATTATTTAACAAATAGGTATAAAAACGGGTAGATAATGGTCCGATATGGACTCGTTTGACGCAGATTCTACAAATGAAAGCGTCTTTTAAATTCTTGCACTGTGATTTCACTATAATTTGTGAACTTCTTAAGGTCTTTGGCCTCAAACACACTAGTGCCTTCTGGTACTACTCGTATATATCTCTTTAGTGGATTTTTCTGTAGGATAATGCTGGTTTGTCTGTTCCAATTGCCGTGGTATGTGGCAGTGTCTGCATTCTTTTTGTAGTTGGGTGTGTCGCCAAATATGTTGTTCAACTTGCCTTCACTGGTGCCTGTGAAGTCAAAACCCAATAAAAATACCAATGGATGCATGTTCTTAGATGCTAACCACAGTGCTGTGGGTCCAGATGACCATCCTAGACTGGGTTCAAAAAAGTTTAACCCTGGATACTTTTTATATGCTCTGTTTGGATTAGTCCACACAGGAATTTTCAACTGAGCACCTGCTGTGCAGATTTCATTGATCATTTTGGCATCCACTGCCACTAGATAGTTGGGAGTATATGTTCTATAAACAGCATTGCAGGCATATACTTTGCCAAATTGTTGTAAGGGGTCTAAAGGAATTGGTTTACGACTGAGACCATTGCCTAATACAAAAGCAATAGACATTTATTACATTTCCGGTTGGTTGGCGTACATCTGCCTCACAAATTCCAACTCTTTTTCTTGTTCTTCTTTGTGGAATTCTCCGGCTTTTCTTGCTTTGTTGATCTGTTTCAACGAAAGTCTAGTTTTACGTGTGTCACCTAATGACATCACAGACTGGTCTTCTGAAGCATCATACTGTTTCTGCTCACCAGGCTCTGTTGTGATTTGATCGTAATAAAAAAGTTCACGTAATATCATAAAATTATTTATACCTATGTGTTCGAAGTTGGTGTTCCGCCACCTGGTGTTCCTGCTGGCGATGGTGCTTCTTCTTCTCCTGGAGCAGTTGGGTCTTCTGTCGGCTCTGCCGCATCTAAATCTGCTTGTATACCTGCTGTGCTGACTCCTGCACTTCTTAATTCAGTTGCTGAAGTAGTTGGTTTACCTGACATAGTTTCATCATTTTCTTCTCTCCACATTCTTTCGTTTTCTGCCATCTCTTCTGGAGATAATCCTAAGAATCTTGACAGAGCATAACGTTTGCTTACAAACGGCACAGTTGCTATTTGCGAGTATGTAGAAATTCTGTTGTTGTCTACTTCTGCTTGTCTGTAAGAAGCAAAGTTCATTGGCGGCTGAAACTTGATATCAAACATTGCTATATCAATATTCACACCTTTTTCTAATAGATACCGTTTAAACTCTTGATTGAATTCGTCTGATACTAAATTTTGTAGTCTTTCACAGTATTTGTTAAATCTTAATTCTTGAATGTATGCTGTTCCCACTCTACCATCGTTGAAACTGCTTTGAGAATCATCTGCACCTGTTGGCAAATATGAACTAGGAATTCTTAAACCTCTTAACAATTTGTTTGTGAAGTACTTCAAGTCATCAATTTCTCCTAGGTTTGTACCACCCGGTAATGTTTCTACTTTAGATCCTCTTCCTTCTGCTGTTTGCGGAAAGAAATAATCTTCATTAATCGATAGTGGATTGTATGCAGAGTCCACAACATTTGCTCCACCACCTGTGGATGAAGGAATACGTCTTTGATGGATTTCAGTCTTAACTCGTTCCACAAATTGCATTGCCAAGTGACTTGGCATATTACCTACATCGATGTAAAACACTCTTCTTTCAGGTGCTCTTTGTACTCTGTAGATTATGATTGCGTCTTCTAATAATTCTTTTTGTTTGTAAACTTTAAAAATACTCTCCAACAGTGAATTACCAAATGGATAGTTGTTGTCCAGTCCTTCACTTAAACTTAAATGCACAACGTGTTCTGCATCAACAGAAATTTCTCTTTGTCCTGTGCCAAATCTTGTTCCTGGAGAGTCTTGATTCACACTTCCGCCAGTTGCTCCTCTTACTCCGCCAGTCAAATATCCTGAGCCGCCACCTGTTACATTGCCTGTTGTCTGATGAGGTGTTGTTGCCACAAGATTTTTAAAATTAAAGTTAATATCTTTTATAACATATTGCTCAGGAAGTTTACCTGTGCTTTCGTTTACAATTATTTTAGTTACTTTTGATGGATCAACGTGAAACATTTTCTTTGTTTCTGGATCTCTAATAAAAAATGCATCACCATACTTGAACACATTACGCATAATCTTAAACACACGTTTAGAAAAATCGTTCATTTTACACCATTGGTGCAGATATTGTTCTATGATTTGTATTTCTGTGTTGGTTGCTTTTTGATTGTATTCAAATTTAAAAGGTGTGTTGTTTTGTGTGTTGTTTTGTGTGCAAAATTCTGCTAGGATATCCAATGCGGCATTCACTTCTGAATCCATATCCATCACATTGTATTGTCCGTAACGTTCAACTCTGTTAGGTGCACCGCTGTAAACATCTGGAAGAAATGATGAGTAATTTGTTTTGGCTGGTCCAGCCGTTCCGCCTTTTCCACCCAATGGTGAATTCATTCCGCTTGTACCATCACCAAGTGGCACTTCTGTAAAATATTTTTTCCAACTCATTATACTGTATCCGCCACTTCTGTTGTTGCTTGAGATGTTATTCTGCTGTAACGATTATTATCGCCCATTGCCATCAAAATTTGTTGCATTGTGTTATTTAACTGATCCAATTTATCTCCTGTTGTAGATGCGGATGCTGTTGTTGTTCCCATCATTCCACTTCTTAAACTTGTCATTGCCGTTCCTAAATTTTCTATACTGTTAGCATACATGTCTATTTTGCTTTTGTCAAGCTCATCCAGTGTTTTATTCAAGTTTTTGGCAAAGTTTTCTGATCCTCCACCGAAAATCCTGCTCATAAAGCCACCAACAGTACCAACGGCACTGCCTGCTCCCATGGCAACCATTGCGCCTGACAGAGCCAAAGTGCCTTTGGCAACCTGTACTAAATTGCTACCATCCACTTCACCTATGTGACCTAATCCTTCAGCAAACTTGCCTAATGCTCCACCCATTAACCACGTTGCCGCGGCAACACCTGCTCCAACTGCCGTGATTGCCAATCCTAAATTAGCCGCACCTAACAGTGTTGCTGGATTTGCCATGGCAGTAAGTCCACCTGCTAAACCTTTTAAACCACCTCCCATGCCGGCTAGTAAACCGCCACCTCCTGCACTGCCTTTCGACAACACACTTGTGTTTGATTTCTTAGAACCAAATAAACCTTTTATTTTTCCCACACCCGAAGATACTGCACCACCACCGTAACCCATAGCCATTTTGCCTGCTACACCAGTACCTATCAATGCAATTACTCCTGCAATTGAACCTCCCAGTTCTCCAAATATATTTTTTAATCCGTTGATGCCTGCCGCCATACCTTCAATGGCAACTGCAAGTCCTCCGATCACTCCACTTAATAAATCTGTAATTGGAGCCAACAGTGCTTGAAAGGCTGTTCTCAATCTCTGTGTGGATCTGTCAAATTGTAGAGCACTCTTAGTTCCAACTTCTTGTGCTTTTGCTTGTTCTTCTGTAGCCAATTGTAAATCTCCAAGAACATTTTTAAATCCAAGTGTTTCAAATCTAACGTCAAAGAAGTCCACGCCTAATTGTTTTAATTGTGCTGTTCTTTGTCTATCTTCAGCAGTCATGTTGGCAGTTTCGTCTGCCGCTGTTTTGAACACAGACATCAACTGTTGAGCAGATCCTGTTTCACCTCTGGCTAAACCGTGAATGGCTTCTCTCATGCCGTTGATTTCTAAAATCCCTGCCTCTCTGGCATTCATTGCCACACCGTCTGTTGCAATTAAATTTCTAATACTGTTTTCCATTTCTTTGGAAACATTTCCAGTCATAGACAATGCACCATTTATTTCACGTTGTTGCTCTTGTGACATACCAGAAAGTTGTAAACTTAATCTTGTGTCTTTAGCACGTTCTTGCATTTCTTGTTGCAGTGCTTGCCTATTTTTTCCTGTCAGTCTCGATAATAAATCTAAATTGTTTAGGTAATCTGCTGTTTCTGTTGACAATTCACGTTCTGTCATTGTTTGTGTTCTACCCAGTTGTGTTTGTAGTTCCAAATATTCTGCGGTACCTTGTGCTATTTCTTGCATGGTAAAACCTAAAGCAGAAAACTTTTCAAATGTTTCACCTTGTGCTAGATCTCTTAGAGCACCTGTGAAACGTTTAACACCTTGTCCGGTAGTTCCGCCTAACAATGCAAGATTGGCTCCTGCAGATGTAATTGAGTCGGTCAATTGACTCATTGATAATCCTGTTTCGCCTGAAATCTTTCTTAGATTACTGATGCTTTGTCCTGCCGCTCCACCTATCTGAGAAATGGATCTGTAAAAGTCCACATTTTCATTTAATCTCTCAACCAGATATCCCAAAGTGTCGCCAACCAAAGAACCCATTTCACCAAACTGCTCTCCCAACATTCTTGTTGAGGATCCTAGTGAAGAAAGATTGCCAGTCACTGTGCCTATTCCAATTGATAATATATTGTTGACTCTTTGAAGTGCAGTTAACCCATCTGACGTTTCTTCTAATTCATCGCTCAATTCTCCTAATTTCTTTGCAGTAGATTTGGCTTCTTTGCCGGTTAACTT